CTCACGCTTGCTGTCAAGGAGAATGGGCTGTTGCACCGACATACAATGCCTCGGTAGCGCTACTGAACTGCTACGTCACTCTTTTCACTGGAATGCACTAGACTATTCCGGGGCTTTCGGCACCCGTCGCAAAACACAGCTACCCACGCTCAACAGAGGTGGCAAAGCAAACAATCGCTGAACAGTAGGTGAACCCCGTTAGGGGCAACTTTCGGAAGCACCGCCGGTTGTACCAACAACCTAGTGGCGGCCTCACGCGGTTTATTACTACTACTCGCACACTCACAACCAAGGGTAAGGATCTACCAACGTGTGAAGGCTGGAGTCAACCAGCCAAACCGAGTTATAACAAAGATCACCAGAAACAACAACCCAAACTCGCAACACCCTTCCGGCAAGGGCCAATGAACTAGTGCGAAAGAAACGAGAGAACAGTTTATACTCAAAAGAGTCCAGGGAGCCACCCTGAATTTAAAATTTAAAGAGGGGAAAGAATGAAGCCCCGGAATCCCACAGCGTCACCCCTTACAAGGTGTAGACAAGAAAGCCTTAACAGGCCACAAGTCAAAGGTTCATCCAGAAGCAAACAAAACCTCAAAATAAAACTGGTGACAAGAGAAACCTTACGGGCCTAAAACTCAATGTCATCAGCCGCCAACTGAAAAAACGAAAACAGCCAGCTAATTACAATGTCACTAAGAGTGACAAGGCAAATCACGAGCAGCACGAGGAGAGAGAAGGCGAGAATGGACATAGAAATCGGAAAGAGAACCTACTCCAAATCTACAACCTCAACCTCAGAGTGCTGCGAAGAAGAATCTTTGGAACCCTGCACGGAGGAAAGTCTTAACCCACGTAAGCGCGCCTCTTCAACATCAAGCCGCGAACGCAGCCTGTCAAAAGAATCGCCCGTGGGAACCAACGAATCCACACGCAGGGAAGGGGAAACAAGAGCAGAGGGCTCAAAGACCTTGTGCTCAAGAACGCAATCCCCAAACAAATCAACGCTAGGCGGCAAAGCACGCGGGTCAAAAACATCTCCAGTGACAACATTCTTTGTAACTACGCCAGAAGGCGTCAACAAGAACTTATGAGAAGAGAGAACTTGCAACGAATCGCAAACAGCAGGAGGAAGCAAATGCTGCTCGCGAATTCGCACAAGGTCTCGCCCAACAACGTCACCCTGAGTTGCAATGACACGCAAAACACCCTCAACAGAGGTGGAGGACAAAGGGGTGGTTGGAGAAGGAGCGACTGTAAATGCATTGCCATAAACAGAGCGAACGGCTTGCACAACATCGGCACCCAAACCACGCGCAGCGTCCATCATCATACGCGACATGTCAGCCGTACGACCACAATAGGGCACAGCTTGCAGTGCATTCAAAGCATCACTGCAAGCATCAGCGTTGGGCTGAACATTATCGCAAGACACCACATTCTGAAAATCTTGCCGAACACCAACATTATAGTTGGCATACGCAACAAGCGTGGTGGCCATACCAGAAGAGTTGTGCGGAGTTTTCCAAGCTACGAACAGGGCCGAAGAATTCGGACTCTGAACTGTAGACAAAGTGCTGTACATGCCATGGTCATTGACTTGCTGGGGAACAAGGGAACAACACATGTCAGGCTCATCAGGCCAAGCACACAGCATGGAAGTTGTGGCACCAAGAAGAGCACTCCAGGTAACAAGCCCAGCAGTAGGCGGAATAACAGAGCCCATAGAAGGAGCCGGCAACGTACCCATCACAAAAACACCCTGCTGGGTGTTCAATGAAGACTCATTCAGAATCTGAAGACAATTACCACCAGCATAATAAGACTCACCGATATTGGCGAGGGTCGTAATCAAAGGGTCATCAGCACTGGGAGTAAGGGCTCCAAAAGTGAAAGCGCCACTAGCAACAGCACCAAGCACATAGTACTTATTTTTCATGCCGGGATAAATGAGAACACAATAATAATCGTCCGCAGCAATAACCGAGTCCTGGAATTGAGAACCTGGAAAGCGAAACATTGATTGCTGAGCACTCGAATACAAGCCAGGGATGTTGTGCGTCGCGGGAGGCTTAACGCCCCGCAAAACGGAAGGAAACCGCAGAGCCAGAGCAGAAAGCTTACCCAACAACACGCCCTTCTTATGAGCATGCTGGAAAGAATCAACAAGCGATTGCCCACGACGAGGATTGGCGGCTCTACGCTTTACAACAAACGGAGTAAGAGGCATGGAGCCGCCGGACGAAACAGGCGCAGGGGCAGGCTTAGAAACGTTCTTCAACAAGCCGCGAGGCATAGAAGAACCCCCACGGCCAGATTGCTCATGAAAAGCAGCCTTAGCAAAACGAGGGTCAACAATAAAACTCTCAGGCGCGCGAGGCACAGGAGTAGGCGCAGGAACAACAGACGGAACTTTCTTATTAGAAGGAAGGGGCAAAGCACGAATGGAGTTAGGGACGCTAGAAAGTTGCTGGCGAGCAACTTCCCAGTGCACGTCACCATTTGGCTCAGCAATAAGAGAAGTAAGAAAATCACCAACAGTGGGAGCAGGCAGGCCTTGGCGACGACGCTTGCCCATCTCACCGATGGAAGCAGTCTCATAAGGGACGCCACGGGCAGCCTTAGCAGCATCGTAGCGCTCCTGTGAGGATTTCAACTTGGTGGCCGGATGTGACTGTTTCTTTGCAGACGACATCGAAGTTTTAAAAGTGTCGGGAGGAAGCCACTTCAAATCTGGCGGGAGCCACAAGCTAGCGAGCTCGCCTTGCGTAAAATGCGCATGCTTGGCAGCCTCCCAGTCGCAACCGCCAGAATAAATCGAGTCATACTGACGAAACAACCAGTTCGCAAAATCATCAACGATAGCGAACGTGGTTGGGTCAGAATAAGTGATCATGCGGAACTGAAGCGCACGTTGGTACGTCATAACGACATCACCAGCGTGCTCATTCGACCACCGCATAGAACACAGCATCTTGCCACCATCAAGAACGGGAAGAGGAAAACCGCGAACGAAGCTAGTTTTTTGGCTCAAAAACTCCACGTCAACAGCGGGGCGCGCATCCTCGGTGGGGGTAGAAACCACAACACCAAGATTATTGCGAAGCCACAACGCAACAGAAGAAACGTTGAACCAACTGACGATTTCATCAGAAACAGAAAAATTCAAGTCATCGCCTAAAACTAAACTTGCGACAAAATCGTCAAACTCACTGCGATACGGAATACGACCCTCACGCTCACAAAATAACGCAACAAAAGCAGCGCATAAGCGGACACGAGTGACGAGGCTATTGTCAACAATGGTGGAACACTGGCCAGAATCATTGCCAGTGTCTTTCCAAACAACAGTCCCATCGTTCAAAACTTGCGCACCGCAAAACTTCTGCATGTGCAGGTTCGAATAAGCCAGAGCCTCAAGAGACGACAAAGGGTTACGGAACAAAGCAAGACGAATGTCACGAACCATGGAGAAATTGAATTCATCCATGGTAGAATCATGCAAACGAGTGTCTAGCTCAAAATTGTTCGGAAACCGCATCTTGTCCAACAAGCGAGACCAGCCACCACGAACAAGAGGAACACCCAGCGCGGACCAAGAAAAGCCACCAAAAGCTGAAACAAATTGGCGGTTAAAATCAAGGTCAAACTGGGACATCGCAAGCACGTGCTCCAAACTCTTACCAGAAATCGACCGCAATGCGTTCTCGAGTGCTTTCAAGCGAGAGCGCATTTCGGTTTTCATAAACCAGGTGGTTAGCGTCAAAATAGGACGAAACGTGTACTGAGAGTCCAAATAAGCCGTATAAAACGGTATAAACTCATCAGACATCAATGTCTCATACTTTGTCGTATAGTCATTCAACCACAAACCACCTGGATTCTTTGTCCAATCAAGATAGGACACAACCTCTTCAAGAGCAAGAACACGCGCACAAATAAAAGGTCGCAAATCATGGATCACCCAATCCCGTGCCAGGCACATACACCGCCGAGCAAAGTCAGACAACTGAAAAGGCGACTGACTATACTTGTTAACGGCAAAATACTCAGCATCGAGGTCAGGCACAACACGGACGAACGACTCCGGATAATCGATAGAACGCTCGGACAAAAAACGCTCGAAGATAGGATCAACTAGCGAACGGCCGGGCATCTTACCTCTCCGAAGAACGCTACCAAGGATAGGCAGCGAAGGGTTCGACCGGTCCCATTCTATTGACCTAATATAACCCCGCTGCCTGGTTGGGTACCGGGCGAGGAGCTCACACAAGGAGCGGGGGAAGAGTTTTTTGAACTCAAATCCTCGACAAGAGGGGGCAAAACAGGGGGATCGGAGAACTCAAGAACAGAAAAGCGATTCTCAGAAGGCACAAAATCCGTTGCACGAGCATGGAGAACAGGAGGCTCAAGCAAGACGGGCACAGTAGCAGGGCCAGGACAAGAATAAGCAGCGTGAGGCATAGTACGACCACACACCACGCCGTCGCACTTATGCGACATAGTGGGGTGCGGAAGACCACAACCTTTAACGTCACACTTATGCTGCAACTCTGGATCAGAAGGAACGGGCTGCTTCAATTCAGGGTGCTCAGCAAGCCACTTCTCATCAAATTCACGTGCAATCCGCATAGCTGCCTCAGAGACAGCACTAGGAGCGGGAGCACGAAATGGGGAAGCAATTTTGGAAACCTCAGACTTAGCCGGAGCAACAGAGGAATTAGGCTTAACAGACGGAGTCAAAAAAGCCTTATGTTCAGCAATAATGTCGGCAGTAAACGGTATCATCAGGTTATACGTTGCTGCACCAGCACAGTGAATGCCAACAACAACGTACTTGCTGCCGACTTGCTGAGCATAAAAACCGCCACAAGAGCCATACTCAGTGTAATTCGTAACACGCCGACAGGTGACAGGGTCATTAACCCACTCACCATGCTCACCCTTCCACAAAATCTCCTCACCAATGGTAGTGGGGGATTGCAACAACTCCTTACCATTGGCAGGATCAAGGTAATAAAGGGTGGCAGGGCCAGAAACAGGAAGACCCCAATCCCAACCCACGCTCTTAACAGCACTAAGTTGCTTAGGGCGCGAAAAATAGGACAAGTCACGAGAGTACTTAGAGCGAACAACGTCAACTTTGCGCACTGGAGCAGAGGACGTCGCACAAACAAGCTCAACCTGCTCAGGCAAACTAGCCCAACAGTGATTGACCGTAACGCAAACACCCTTGAACACCGGAACGGACACAACGTGTTTCCCAGCATGTCGCAAAGAACCCACAGAATCGAGGGGAGGCATGCGCCACGCATTGGTACCAGTGAGCGGAGACTCTCGACGAGCCTTAGGCTCAACATTAGGTTGACGGGCAACGACAACGTCGCGCTGGTAAACGCCAAGATCATGCTTCAGCGCCTTAGCCGCGACAAGCAGCGGAACACCACGAACCGTCACTGACAAACCAACAGGCGCACGATCACTAGCGTTAGCACGCAACCAAGACTTGTTACTCTCCAAAGATTGAATCAAAGAATCAAGCGACTCAAACACCTTGGGAGAAACTAAGCTGCCACTAGCCTTAGCGAGATGCATTGCAGTCAAAACACTGTCAAGAACCTCAACCGCAGCACGGGCAAACTCCTCAGCGTCGCGAAACACAAAGCCATTACGCACAGCCTTGTTGGATGCAACAAACTGGGAAAGATCAGCGTCAGCACCACCAGAGGCAATCCACGTGACAGGACGGTCGCCCATCATGAAC